GAGTCAGAAAAATTAGCGGCAGTTAATTCTACTTCATTTAATTCTCTTAAAAGTTCATTTGCTAATTGAAGGTAGGTCGTAGCCATAAATTAGTATCCTGCGGTTTTCATCCGTTGTTCTGAATTATATTTCATTCCTTGTTTGTGTCCTGAGTTATCAAACTTATTTTCAAGTTCAAAAATACTTTGATGGTCCTGTTTTCCATCAGGCACTTTTTTTTCTTCGGGGTGTACGCCAAATGCGCCTAATGGTAATAGTATCTGCATCATTTTACTTTCTCCTTTTCTTGACGGTACGAAGTACCTTCGTTTGTGGAACGTAGTTTCTCCGTTGTAGCCTCTTTCTTAAAGATACGGTCATAGTTTTCACTATACTTTATTTTATCAAAACCTTTACGAAAACGGCTTTCTTTACTCACTTTTGTACCTGTACTCATTACAAAAGGTTTTGCATTACTTCCGAGTTGTGGCATTTTTAAATTCCTTTCATGAGAAGAAGGTTCAGGGGTCTTTTGCGCGTGGGACTACAGTGCGCCTTCAAAGACCCCCTCACCTAAGTAACGTTAGTCGATTCCGTAGAACGCTGACGCAAGAGCGCCTCCGCGTAGAACTTTGCCGCCATAAACGTGTAGACCACGTACAATGTCGCCAAAGCTATCAGGGTCACGAATAACTTCCGTGCTGGTTATAGTTTGAGCAGTAGCCGTTGAGCTAATATGTCCAGCAATACATTTACCAGCCGCGTTAGAGGTGGCTGCTATATTGTTAGTTTTATACATATTAAAGCCGCGAAGCTTACCGGAGCTAACTAGACCATTACGAATTGAACCTTGACCAGCATTATAATCTACTGACAGAAGTTTCGAAGAACTTTGAACAAGCACTTCGTAGAACTCTGGATTCGCAAGAAACCAGCGTCCTTCTTCCGGCACATTCTGCTCGTCAAGAAGACGGGCCATGTGTGAAAGAACGTCAATAGGGTCATGCTCAGAAGACCCAAAACCAATGTCCAAGTTACCAGTACCATCAAAGGTACCAGCAGCAAGGTCAGTCGCGCTGTCCGAACCTAAAATGTGGTTAGGACTTGAGGCTGATACGCCAGCAAACATGACAGCAATTACGCCTTCATCGAAAGCATCACGCAATGCGTAAGCTGCCGAAGACGTTGCTGCGTCACGCCAGTTGACATTAGACATGTTACTTTCAATATCATCAACGATGAATTTGAAGGCGTTTGCCGTGTCAACGACCAGCGTAATTTCTTGGTCGGTTAGTTTAGTTGCGGTGACATCTGCACCACGCTCGTACTGATAAACAGTAATTTCCGGTTCTTTGATAATTCGTACACTATCACCAAAATTGTTTATTTCACCAGCGTAGTCCGTATTCGTAATTGCTTCAGCTACAGAAGATTTACGAAAAAAGTTTAGGACCTGCTTAGAATAAACTTTAGGTAGAAAGAAAGAATTAGTTTGACCACTGACAGAGTTACCAAAGTTAGCATTGGTGTCTGTACTTGGCTCAAAAAACTGGTCTGATTGATTATATGCCATTTGTTGTTCTCCTAGTTGAGTATTATTTTACTACTCTGCCTTCGGATATAGCCTGTTGTATTTCTTCTTCATACTTATCAAACTGGTCTAAAGACATCATAGCGATTTCCCGTTCAGTCCAAATTTTAGGTTCTTTGGTATCAATGGTTTTTGTTTTAGTTGAAACCATATCAGCGGCGGAACCCCGTTGTCTGGGCTGTGATTTAGTTTGAGTTTGTATCCCATTCTCTATTTTATAAAGGGCGATAGCTTTAGAAGCAAGTTGAGCATTGTCAGGGTTATTATAAATCCACTCCTGAATCTGCTCTGGTTGTACTCCGGCCCACTCATGAAAAGACTCAGAACCTCTAATATCTTCAAAATCTGGATGGTTGGCTATTAAGTCGGCTTCTGCTTCTCGTTTAACGATTTTAGCTTCGCGTTCTTGAATAGCTTGCAACTGTCCTTGAAGTTGATTAACTTGCTCTGAACTTTGTAAGTGTGCTACAGTTTCAACTGTGTCATACAAATCTGGATACTCTCGTTTAAACTTTTCCAAATCCTCGTGAGTTTTGGGAGTCGTGTAGTTAGGCGATGTTTGCGCCTGCATTTCTTGTTCACGTTGTTTAAACTCGTTTACCTTATCATCGTAGTGACGCTTTAAGTCATCGTATCTTTTTTTATAGTTAGTACGTTTCTTAGGAGCCGCAGTTTGTGATTCGTCAAGGGCCTCATCATTTGTAAGGGTAGCCTGCTGCTGTGGTTTTTCAAAAAACATTTGTTCCGCAGTGTCCATGTGTGGGCTATCTGGCGTATGCCAAGGCTTATTCATGTTGTACGGGTTTGCTTTTTTATCCTCTTCTGCTACTGGTTGGGTTACTTCACTCATGTTATATCTCCTACGGGGCTTGTACTCTGCAAGGTAGCCATACTAATTTTTTCTATAGAAAAACTTCTGGGGCTTGGCTTGTCAAGGTAGCCGTAAATTAAAATAGGTATGTGTCGTACCTACACTTATCTAAGACTTGGAGTTTTATTAGCTTTGATGCTCATTAACTTTCGTATGTCGTCATCTGTGCTATTTTCATTCTCTAGCCTTAGTTCGTCCTCAGTACCTTGCATTACACCGCCAAGATACCGATTTTTTCTCATCATACCACCGTCGTAGGCGCGTTCAGCATCATCCATCATAGTTTGGAGATTGTCTGCGCCTAATTCTTCAGTAGCTTTCTGAGTCATAACAAACTCTCCGTCCGATAAACGTGCGGGTATTGAGTCTGATATGCCGCTACCGGGGCCTGCTACTTCTCCTGCCCCTGTAAATTCAGAAGCTGTCTCCACTACCTTGTCAAAGATTTGACTAAGCTGTGGGTCGCCTTCTAAAACTTGCATTAAATATTCTTGTTCTTCTGGGACTAAGGCTTCGTTTAAAACAAACCCTATGTAGTCCTCTTCCATTACTTCATCTGTTTCCTGTTCAGCTTCTATTTCTTCTGGAGTCGCATTTGCATAAGTATCTTCTGGAACGTCCTCTGTGGGTTCTTCAGGCATTTCTGAAGGCATCGCCATCAAGCCTTCTTGGGACATAGTATCTACATCGTGAGGCATTCCGCCTGCACCAGCAATTACACTTTCGCCGCCAGCGTAACCCTCACGCTCTTTAGGAACCATGATAGAACTTTCACCACGATTTTTATTTTTTTTATTTCTTCGACTGTTTTTAGGCATTTTTTATTCCTCGTGTGTTTCTTTTTTAGGTTCCAAAATTGCGTGTGCGTTAACTCTCAACTGCTCTAGGTGTACCAGAGAACTCAGCTTCCCCTGACTGCGGAACAGCGCCAGTTCCGATGTTGCCACCGCCAGTACCTGTTGCTCCAAGTTCTTGCGGTCCTTGAGGTACTCCTTCAGGGCCGCCCATGCCTCCCGGTTGTTGATTAGGGGCAGCAGCCTCTTCGCCTGTAATTTGTCCATTTTGCATTCCTATAATTTGTGCCATAATCGCCGCTTCTTCAGGGTCGTTTAGCAGTTCATCGGGGTCTAAATCTAAGCTGTATGCTAACTCAGAAATTAATTTGTTCATCTTAACAAAGGGCGCAACCGCAGGATTCTGAACTGTTTGTAAGAACATCGTCAAACGCTGCGACCTTACTTCTTTTTGCATAAGGCTGTTTGTGCCTGTAGCTTTAATTTCTAAGTCTCCATCTACTCCTAAAGTCTTTTCAAGAAACTGCATATTCCACTGAAAGTAGGCTTCTCCTAAAGGCTTTAAAAGAAAGTCGTCAAGATTTTTAATCACTGTTTTAACATTTAGCGATGCTGCACCAAGTAGCATTGACATACCTGAAGCAGTACGTGTCATGCTTTGAACACCTGTCTGACCGTGTGAGTAACTTGGAATGCCTGTTTGTTCGTCGGCAAGCTGTCGAAACTTGTCAAACATCATCATGTTTTCTTGGGAGGTATTTGGAAACTTTAAGCCGTTGATTGCTGTTCCGGGTACACCAGCTTGTCTTTTAAAGACCTTACCGGGGTAAATCTCCATACTTTGACCACCTACAAGAGCTGTTTCGTCTACGTCAAATACTAAGGAGCCAGAGAGAGCTAAGTTATCAATAGCCATTCTAGCGTGTCCATTCATTATTTGCTGCGAATCATCCATGTTTTCTGCGACACCAATTCCAAAAAAGCTATATGGATTCCTTTCGTAAGGAAAGGATTGGTAAGGTACTCTAAAAGGCGTAAAAGGATTAACAACAGCGCGGAGTAATTGTCCGTTACATACCCAAGCATTTATCTGTACCTCGTCTAAGTCGTCTATAGTTTCGTCCAGCTCCATTCCGACTTCTTTTGCGTAGTCTGCATCCATCACGCCCCAATACTCAAGAACTTCAAACTGTCCTGAAGTATACTCGGAAGCAATGTTATCGTCTTTAAGCTCGTGTTCGTAGTCTTGCTCTACATAGTTTGGTCCCATTGAAAGGCATTCACGAATAGCGTCTCTATTAAAGTAAGGCATCTTACCGAGACTACGAAGTTGTGTTCTATTAAACTTATGCCTATGAAAAATGTACTCTGCTTCGTCCATATTAGTGGCATTAGGGTCTGGAAAAAAATCCCAGATAGATACAAACTCAGTTCGAGGAACTCTTACGTCAACAGGTTTATAGACTCTGTTGCCTTCTTCGTCCTCGTCCCATCTATTTAGTGTTTTATTAAAATTGAATGGGCCTTTTATAATTCCGGTGCCAAAAAGAGCGCACTCAAAAAGAGCTGACCGTAGTTCTGAAGAACCGTTAGACTCTTCAATTTGGTCGTGAATAAGTTTTTCCATTCTTCTTGCTGCCTGTTGAGCAGGATTTATTTCTAAAGCTTGCGGTATAGGACTTAGCCCTTCTTGCATATCTAATTCTTGTTCAGGGCGAACAACTTTAAATTTACCGGAGCCATAAGTTGCTCCGGGTTTTAATACTTTGTCGTCACCTTCGTAACCTACGTCAAAAGGACTTTCTGAGTCAGCAGATTCTTTTTCTTCTTCGGGTTGAGGCGGTGAAGTCTCTAACGAAGGATTAAAGTTAACGTGCTTTTCTATACCTTCTGGTACTTTTGTTTCTGATACACCAATAGGAAACTTATTACCGCCAAAGATAACGTCCACTAGCTGACCAAAGGCTGCTAAGACTTTTGTTTTAGTTACTTTAACAAATACTCTTGACTTTTCAGACTCTCGAAAACGAACTTGCTTACCGTATAGTCCACGGTAATTATGGTAAGCAGTTAACCAACGGCCTTCGTCTTGGTCCCTTGAAGACTGTGCCGACGTAAAGCGGTCAGTCAACAAGGCAACCAGATTATTACGAAGGCTTTCTTCTAGGTTAAGCTCTTTACCGTGTTCGTTCTCTACTTCCGAAAAATAAAGTTCGTTAGACGTTAAAGTATTTTCCTTTGCTTTATCGTTATTTTCTTCATCGCTAGCCATATATATTAAAGTCCTGGAAACTTTTTATTAAAGTGAAGCATACCGCCTGTTTTGTTTCCACTAGCAGTAATCTTTATTTTTTTATTAGGCTGGTATGTAATTTGCCCACTTGTTTCATCAGGAGCCTGATAAGGCACAGTAGCCTTAGCACTCCATTTACCGCCTGCAGCACCCACCGTTGCTCTTGTAAAAGTTGGCTTTAAAGATAAATCTAAGTCTCTAATATCCATTAGTCTGGCAACACACCAAGATGTAAAAACTCAACCAAGTAAGTTACTGTGGTTGCAGCCGTTGCTAAGTCAGCGCCAATAGGCGTAAGTCGCGTATGCAATGTTCTAGCAGCCGCCGAGTACAACGTCGCAGCAATTACAATTGCTTCTGAAGTCGCTGGTCCACCTACAACACCCGCTGCTACCGCTGTGCCTACAAAGGCATTAGCCGCATGACCGTGAGAGTTCTGAATAATATACAAAGGTGCATTAGCTGTCCATGTTATTGCAGCACCACCATCATCCAGAATAGCTTTGGTTGCAATAAGCTGACCACCGCCTGCGGCAGTACCTAATGAAAAATCTACGTCATTACCGCTGCTACCACCAGTAACAATGTTACCTGCTGGAATAGCAATCAGATTACGAATAATTGTGTCTGCTGGCTGTGTAAAACTCGCAGCAGTATGTGTGTCGTCTGTTACTGCAATAGTAGCCGTTGTAACAGAAGTCCACGAATGACAGATATGGTCGGCTAGTTCTTGAACATCTACCGCCCTCGCTGAATTTCGTCCTGTGTTTCTAATATCAAAAACTGAATTTGCCATGTTATATATCTCCTCGGTTAATATCCAAATGTTGTGTCAGAAGGCGTGTAAGCCTGTTGTAAGTGTAAATGTTTAAGTTGGCTATATGGGTCATTTATACGCGGTCTTGACATAATCAAGTAACGTAAAGCGTCATAAGCGTGGTCTGGTGCATGTGTATCCACATCTTCAGGATTAGATTTATCCAGAGGAATGCCTTGCAGTTCGCGTATCAGGTTAGGGCATGTATTAAATATTTGTAATCGTGGCCTTCCGCTTTGCTGAATCCGCAAGTATTCATGGATTTGAATTTTTCCTTGGATACGGTTTTTATCTGCTCGTCTGAGCTTATGACCTGCACGTTGTAGAGTTTCGCCTACTGTCGGTCCTGTAGTTCCAGTTCTTGCCCAAGCCGATGTATCCAACACACCTTGAACACTATATGGGTCATAAACTTCCATGCGCGTTATTACGCTTGCTAAGTCTACGCCCGTTAAGTTCTTTTGATATAGCTCTCTATAAATGATTAAAGTACCATCAGTAGGGTCAACAGCACCCCAAATACAAGCACTTTCAGAAGCATATCCATAATCAATACCTTTTAATCGTTCCCATCCTATCGGAATGTCAAAAGGTATTACTACATGTGCATCTAAATCAAACTCAGTAAAGGCAGCGCCTTCTGTAATATCCCAACTACCCTCTAGAAGCTGTCTTCGCTGTACTTCTGGTAAAGCTCGTAACATTTGTTCGTATCTTCCGTCTTGAGAAAGATACGGGTTATCTTCAAGTCTTGCAGGAATAAACTTCCTTGTTAGACCATCAGCACCTTCAAAAGATTCATTTGGAGCCATAGGCGTCACATATCGTTTCTTTACCCAATGTGCGCCTACGCCTCCGGGGTTTGCTGTACAACGAAGATAAGGTGTAATCTCTGAGTCTGTTGTACGCAATCTTGATGCTAAGTAGTTCCAAGCAAACTCTGTCGGAAGGTGAGTGATTTCATCAAACCCTATCCACGAATACGCTTGTCCTTGATAACGATAAACATCAGCATCTCGTTCTAAAAACCCAAACTCTACTTTAGAACCACTAGGAAAATTCCAGAGTTTTTCTACTTCCCGAAACTTACAGCCGGGGAAAGCTTGTGGATAAAGTTCTCTTGATTTATCTATAAGCTCTCTGAGTTCTGGCATAGAGCGTCTGAGTATTAAAGCTCGGTGAGCTGCTCTGTGTGCATATCTTAAAGGGTCTACTAGCATGGCGTAGGACTTACCTCCGCCTGCTGCACCTCCATATAGTACATCTATCTCAGGGGCTGCTAAAAAATCTGTTTGAGGACCATCGTTAGGTCTAAAAACTACATTATTAGAAACTTCTTTTTGTATACTTACTGGAGCTTCTTTTAGTACATCCTCTGTAACAACCTGTCCTGACGCTCTATTTCGACGCTTTGATTTATTATCAAGCTTGTTTAGAATTTCTTTAGAACTATTTAAAGATTTTCGCTGTCCTTGTAGTTTTGCTTCAACTGCATTTACTCTCTTTTGTTTATCTCGAATAG